TTATTTTTTGGTAATTGCCGGGTTTTGAAGATTGTGGAGTTCTTCGGCGTACGAGATTTCTGCTTTCGGGGCAGTGGTGTTGTTTGATTCTTGCTCTAAGGCTTCGGTGGCCAGTCGTTCGGATTCGAGGCGAGCGGCACGTCGGGCGCGGCGTTCTTTGGTCTTTTTCTTTTCGCTGTAGATGAAGAGGACTGCTGAGGCAATGAGAAAGAAGATTCCCAGCATACGTCCGGGGGTTTCGATAAATTCCATGAAAAGCACTCCTTTATTTGCTATTTTTGTAGGTGAGGGTAGTTATTCTTGCTTGCTGTCTGTGGATTCAGCTTCGCTTTTGGGGTTACTGCCAGGTTCTGGTGGGTAGAGGCTGGCGATACTGTTTTTACGGGGCGATTTTTTTTGAGTGTCGGCTCGTTGAGCGAGTTTATCTCGCTCTTTTTGCCGCTTTTCACGGATTTTCGGTGGATAGAGGGCATCGAGTTCTTCGGTCTTTTTTTTCTTTTTTCGCTGGCTCAGATTGCGAGCAATGAGAACCGTGACGATGATGATGGCGATTTGGCCGATGGAAAGTTCCATAGAATCACTCCTTTTGGGAAGTGGCTTGCCGTTTTTTTTTGAAGAATGTCTGGAGAATATTTCGGCAGGCTTCTTCTTCGATTCCGGCGGTGACCGGGATGTGGTGATTGAGCTTCGGATGGCCGGGAATATTGAAGAGGGATTCGACTGCGCCGCTTTTGTAGTCCGATGCGCCGTAGATCAGTCGGCCGATTCGTGCCATGACTAGTGCGCCGGCACACATGGGGCAGGGCTCTAGGGTGACGTAGAGGGTGCAGTCGCTGAGCCGCCAGCGGCCGAGCTTTTTTGCGGCTGCTTTTAGAGCGAGGATTTCTGCGTGGGCGGTGGGGTCTTGGTCGAGTTCTCGCCGATTATGGGCTTGGGCGATGACTTCGTTTTCTCGGACGAGCACTGCGCCTACCGGAATTTCATCGACTGCAAGAGCTTTTTCGGCTTCTGCTAAGGCGATTTTCATATAGCCTGTATCGGCAGGAGAAGAGAGAAAGGAGGTTGCCATTTTTCATTTTCCTTTCTGCTGAATAATCACGCCTTTTTATTTTACACGAAAAAAGAAAATCTTTCCATATGAAGAGAAAAGACTGTTGACAAACTGTATGCAGTGATTTAGGATGAGTAGATAGTGAAGTAGCGGTTTTTTTATTTTTGAGGGGGATTTGTCGTTATGATTGCGCTGAAGGAAGCCCGGATAGCTGGGCTTTTGAAGAAGGAGCATTGGCTGCCGAATTTGATTGCCGGTATAATTGTGGGGGTAGTGGCGTTGCCGCTGGCGATGGCTTTTGCGATCGCTTCGGGGATGAAGCCTGAGCAGGGGATTTATACGGCGATTGTGGCGGCTTTTTTTGTGTCCGTTTTTGGGGGAAGCCGCTATCAGATTGCCGGGCCGACTGGAGCTTTTATCGTGCTTTTATCGGGGATTGCTGCGACTCATGGGATTGAGGGACTTCAGATTGCAACCCTTTTGGCGGGGATTATCTTGGCGGCGATGGGGCTGGCAAAGTTTGGCGGGGTCATTAAATATATTCCGGCACCGGTAATTGTCGGTTTTACTGCGGGGATTGGCGTGATTATTTGGATTGGTCAATGGCAGTATTTTTTCGGGATTCCTGGAGTGGCGGCGCCACATTTTCACGAGAAATTTTGGGCACTATTGACCCAGTTACCGGATTTCCATATGGCGACTACCGGACTAGCGGCTTTGACTCTGGCGCTAATTTTGATTTTCCCGAAAATTAAGCTCTTGCGACGGATTCCGAGTCCTTTGGTAGCGATGATTGTAGCGACTTTGATTCAATCAACCTGGCAATTTGAAGGGGTGGCGACAATCGGTAGCGCCTTCGGTGGAATCCCTCAGGGGTTGCCGAAGTTGACGTTTCCGACTTTGACTTTGGATCGGGTCTTTAGTTTAATCGGTCCGGCTTTTACGATTGCGATGTTGGGGGCGATTGAGTCGCTTCTCTCAGCGGTGGTGGCAGACGGAATGACCGGCTCTCGCCATAATTCCAATCAGGAGTTAATCGGTCAAGGGATTGCCAATTTGCTGACTCCTTTGGTGGGCGGAATTGCGGCGACCGGAGCGATTGCCCGAACTGCAACGAATATCCGAAATGGCGGAACCGGCCCTTTGGTGGGGATTATTCATTCGGTGGTCTTGGTGTTGATTCTTCTTTTTCTGGCACCTTTAGCGGCGGATATTCCTCTTGCGGCTATGGCGGCGATTCTCTTTGTAGTGTCTTATAATATGAGCGAAATCAAGCATTTTATTCATATGATGCAAAAAGCGCCTTTGGCTGATATTGCGATTTTATTGATTACTTTTTTCCTGACCATCTTTGTGGATTTGGTCGTCGCAGTCAATGTGGGAGTGATGATTGCGATTCTCTATTTTCTTAAAAAAATGACCGCTTCAATTCACATTCATTTATATGATGAGGCAGAATTGCGGGAAGATCGGGAATACAGAGAAACCGGGTCTTTGCCGAAGGGCGCTTTGGTATATAGCATTGAAGGCCCTTTCTGTAGAGTCTCACAAATAATGAGAAAAACGGGATAAGTCGAATTTAGGCGGGAAAAGTCGGGGAGGCTAGTTATAACAAGGGGTTTGGCGGTTGGCTATCGGGGTGCATGAAAATGGTTTGTCTCACATTATTTGAGAAAAACTGAGGGACTGTGGACAAATATTCGAGATGTGCTTTTGGGGCGGACAAATGAGAAAAAAAGCGTTACAGCTCGTAACGGTGTCGTAACGCTAGTAAATACAAGGGGTTTAGGTTTTCGCAAGTTGTGAGACATTGGAAAAATGATTGATTTTTGAGAGAAAAATTGTTCCAGGGGGGTGGAACAATTTGGAGCAGGGGTGGAACCGGTTCGGAACCGCCAAAATATAGTAGAAACCGTTGAAAAATAAGGGAAAACAGCGAATGAATTTTTATACAATAATATACAGTGAATTTGCATAAATCTCAAAATCGTTTTTCGACTATTTTTTGATTAGATATAAAAAAGGACGCTTAGCCAAATGGCTTAAGCGTCTTTTTTTCGTTTCTGTACTTGTTGAAGCGGCTCTTCAATGTAGTCGGCGAAGGCATTTTCAAAAGTAATGATTGCCCAACCACGAAGATTGGGATTGGGGCTTTGGTATAGTTCCTTTAAAATCTCATAGGCATATTGTAAGTCTGGGTCGTTAATGACCGGGGTCTTTTTTTGCTTTAAGTCAAAATGGACTTCGGAGGGGTCGTCATCTCCAAAAAGAAACCAATCAGCAGATACTTGGAAAAAGCGGCATAGAATCATGATTTTATCACTCGTGGGTTTAATTTTTCCAGATTCATATTTGCTGAAATTAGTCGCGGAAATGCCAGTTAGTCTCTCCATTTCTTTGTGAGTAAGGTCGTGAGAGGTGCGTAATTTCAAGAGCTTTTCTCCGAAAGTCATAATAAAAAACCTCCTAAGTCAAAATAGACTTGATTTTTAAGTCGTAAATGAATTATACTTTAAATATGAACTTCAATAAAGAGGTTTAGAAAAGAAGCTATGAGGGTAAAAAAATAAGACGAGAGAGGGGGTGAGGGGATGAAAAACGGTCGATTGCTAGAACAAATCATGAAAGAGGTAGACCAGAAGGCTATGTACGGAGACACTTCAAAGCATTACTTTCAATGGATAAAAGGGAATGCAACAATCGTATTTTATGTAGAAGATCAAATGAAGTGGGTTTTAGATAAGTGCAGCGGTGATCCGCAAAAGGTCAAAGAAGAGATTCGGAAGTTATTTCGCAATATGGAGGATATAGTGTTCCAAGAATTGAATCTTGAGGAACTTATTTCAAAGCGTAATGTAATATCGCCGAAGCCACCGCGCTAGAGAGCCAAGAGTAGCGAACCAGTAAATCGCTGAGGGGAGCAAGAAAGCCTCTTTCAATGGGCTTGCCTTCTTGCATGCGCTCTTCGATGAGAGTGATTAGTAGGTCTATTTGCTCTTTATCAATGGGGGGCAAGTTGTGTTTGCTCGCTTCTTCACGAAGGTTTTGCCAAGTGATGGAATTGTCAATGTAAATGTCATGGACATTTTGTCCGGCGATTATACCGCTATTATCACCAGCAATATTGAAAGTCACTTGAGAAGGAGGGACGACTGCAGGTGGTGGTGATTCTATTAGATTTATCGCGCTGGGTAAAAGGCGTACAGAACAAGGATTTCCACCGAGTGTCCACGATACTTCGATTAAGCCAGAAGTTACAAGATACTCAGTTAGTGCAATTACTCGATCTTGTCCGCGCGGGTCATCGTTTGGGCGGACTACGGCACGATTATGCTCCATGTGCATGTCATAAAATTCTTTCAGTAAGTCAAGTGCTTGTTGCTGAAAAGTAGTCATAAGCGAGATACCTCGTTTCTAAATAAATTTGAAAGGTGGTGATTTTATGACACCAGAAGAAAGAAAAGCAGCTTTGGTATTGAGGCGGGTAAAGTTGGTGACGATTGCTCAAGAGTTGGACGTGACACCGACACTGGTTAGTCAGGTGGTGCGAGGCAAGAGCATCTCGGCACGAGTGATGGAACGAGTTGCGGTGGCAATACATAAGCCAGTAGAAGAAGTATTCCCCCAGCAAGTAGCTTAATAAGGAGGTGATGAAATGAAAAATGCATTTATGCTGTTACTATTATTAATCGGCTATTGGTCGGGTTACAATCATGCGATCCTCAACTACCAGCACTACCTTCAGGAGGCGGCGCGAATGTTGGAGGCTACACCATGACGCAAACTATTTTAAAAGACGTGATTTGTTCAGCTGCCGACGAAAGCAAAGAGAACGAAGACCACGTCTATATTAATTATACCAGAGATACCATTTGTACTACAATTTTTTTAACAGTGGATGAAGTAGCAGGGTTGACGGGGGAATTGAAGCGAAGAAGCCTTGCTGGAGCGATTGAAGGAAATGAGAGATGAAAAATAAGTCACACAAGAGAGGGGCTTGATTTATGAATCCAGAGGTTTTTGAAAAAACAGTAGGGGAGCTTGAGGCACTTAGTAATGAAGAATTGTGGGAACTACTTGCTAAAATTCGTCAATTGTTGGCTAGGCGAGGCGAAATCATTTAAATTTTGTTCTACTTCATTAATCCGAAAGGAGGCGCCAAGTGAAAATTCCTGTATCAATGGCAGCAAAATTAGAGAAAATTACTTCACGAGGTATAAAAAAACGTATTGCGGCGGGAAAATTGAAAGCGAAGAAGAATTTCAGGTAAATGAGCAAGAGAAAGCTGAGCCGGTTGTGAAAGGGCCGCAGGATGTGCGGAGAGTATTACCCTCGGAGATAAAGGATCATTTGAGTGAAAAGGAGTACCAAGAAGCGATGGAAACCGCAAGAAGCCGATATTGGCTTGTGGGTGAGGCGAAGAGAATTCGTGAGAGTGGTCAAAATGTGACTGAGCGAATGAGAACTTTTGCAAAGAGCAAAGGTATAACGGTTGGTACGCTTTATCGCTGGATTCAGGCTTCAGATGAAGGGGTTTTGGGGCTGATGAATAAGCGGCCTTCTATTGAAACCGGCAGGGTATTCCGCTCATTGACGCCGGAAATGGAGTCGGCAATCCAAAAGTTTTATTTAGTGCCGGGAGCCAGACCAGCGGCGGTGCTGAGGAAAGTTTGCAAATTGGCAAATGAACTTGACCAGAGACCGCCGGGGCGAGCGACTGTGTACCGTTATATTGACCACCTAGAGGCAACGGAGCCGGATATGTGTTGCTATGCTCGGAAAGGGCAGGAAGAGTGGGCGAAAAATTATGCGCCTCACGGTGTGCGGGTAGAGCCGGATCGAGTGATGCAGATTGTGATGGGAGATCATCACAAATTGGATCTCTTTATTGATTATGGCGGTAAAGCAGTGCGACCTTGGCTGACAATGTGGTTTGATGTGGCGAGTAGATGTCCGGTTGGCTGGACGACTTCTATTCAAGCGAACGGAGAAACGATTTCGCTAGCGATGGCTCATATGATGGCGCCAAAGAAAAGGCGGCTCATTGATACAGAAACCGGAGAAATCAGAGAAGAGCTGCTGGAAGTCGGCGGAGTGCCGGAAACGCTTTATATCGACAACGGAGAAGATTATAAAAGCCGGCTCAAGAAAAAGCTGGCGAAAGAAGATTTCAGTTTGTGTGCTGAGGCTTTGGATATTTGTACGGTGCTGGGTATTAAATTGGTATTCGCTACACCATACAGGCCGCAAGCGAAGGCTCATATTGAAAGATTTTTCGGCACAGTAGCTCGGCAATTCTCGGTGGAACAGCCTGGATGGTGCGGAGCCAATCCGTCAGAACGGCCGGCGAATTTTGACGAGAAGAAACTTTGCGCTCAGGGCAGACTTCTTACATTGGAAGAGGTAGCGGAGCGAATTGACACTTGGATGCTGAACGAATATTTAGAAAACGTACATGGAACGATTAAGAAAAAACCATTGGAAGCCCACCTTTCAGGAGAAAAGAAAAATATCGGTTGGCCTGATCCGCGAACTTTGGATGCTCTGCGGAGCTATAAAGAAAAAGCCAAAGTATATAAAGAAGGGATTCGCAGATTTGGACGTATCTATTGGGCAGATGAATTGGCTCCTTATGTGGGGCAAAATGTCATTTTGCGATATGACCCAAGCCACGTGGGAGAACTTCATGTATTTAAGGCAAATGCGGGCTTTAAAGGCTATATCTGTACTGCTACGAATGCGGAACTCATGAAGTATGATGCAAGCCAGGATGATATCAAGCGGATTCAAAAAATCCGTAAGGAGCGTAAAGCGGCGATTCGCCAGCGGCTTAGTGATATTCATAATGATTATGGAACTGTTGCATCGGTGGTCGCCGAGCGGCAGGCTAAGGGCAAGCGAACGATTGTCGGAGCGAAGGGCAAAAGCAAGGTTAGCATGATTACACCTTTAGACCAAGCAGGACGTAGGATGGCAGAACATAAAGACCGAAAGAAGCAAGCTCAAACTCCTGAAATGAAGATTGCTGTGAATAAAGGATATGACCCGATTGAAGCGATGATCTTTGGAAAGGCTGCCAAGAAATAGGAGGCAAAAATGGGAGCTGAAGTAATAGCGGAACAAATCAATTTAACAGATGGGATGAGACCTAATTCTTTTTTTAGCTGGTCGAAGGAAAAACAGCAGCTGTGGCATTTAGTGAAAAAGGAAGGTCGATCTGTCGCAGATATTGCGAAAGAATCGGGAGTCTCTCGGTCGCTATTGAGCCGATTGCTTAATGAAAAAGGCTATTCTCCTAGCGAAGAAATTTTGGAAAAATTTAGAGCTTACTTGAGAATGGTCGGACGCTGGGAGGAATCGCTAGAGTGGATTAGCGATGTGGACGACTTAGAAATGATAGGAACTCGCTGCTATCATCAGACAAAATTCGTGCTGGATAGTGCGATGGAAGGGTGTGGATTTGGGCTGGTGACGGGGCCGAGCGGTTGCGGAAAAACGACTGCTGCCAGAGCTTGGATGACGGAGAACCCAGACCAGGCTATTTTTATCACAGCAAATCGCTCCATGACCATGAAGTCGGTGGTGCGGGTCATTGCTGAAGCCTTGAATTTAAAAACCAAAGGGGATACCACTACGCTGATTGGGCGGGTAGTGAAGGAATTGATTGAAATTCCACGGCTCATCATTATTGATGAGGCTGACCAGATTGGCCGAACAGACAAGCTGGAAATTTTGAGGACTATATTAGATGAAGCCGGAACGGTAGGGATTGTATTTTTGGCAAATGAAGACTTGAGTGAATATATCTTGCAAGTTGCTTCAGAGCATCGTTCGCTGGCGCGGATTCATAACCGATTTGTGGTGTCGCAATTTGTGAAAATGCCGACTGAAGAAGAAGGAATGCGGTGGCTGGAGCGAGTGAATTTGGATGAATTTTCACGAAAGCGGCTAATTTGGCACTTGCAACTGCGAGATGGTCGAGGCGGTTTTCGGGTGGTACGAACCTATTTGAGAGCTTTATTTAAAGCAGTGGGAACGGATGAAATCACAAAAGAATTAATGAATTCGGAAACGCTGAATTCGCTTGTATTGAGTGCGCAGTCGTAGGGAAAGGAAGTGAGCTGATGAGAGTGATTGATTTGAAAAAGGCAGTAATTAAAGACTTTTGGTACCGGAAACCAACGAACTTGGAATTTCGGATTGCGCTGATCCGATGCTGCGTGAAAGAGCGGATTAGCCAATTTAAGGATTATGCAGATCGAAAATTATTTGGTAAATACTACAGAGTGGAAATTGCCGGACGACTGAGCCGAGTTGTTCAAGCGAGAACGGCATCGTTGGCGCGGGAAGTGATTTATCAAGAAATGAGAAAAACAGATTCGCCGGTTTCCCGATGGGTAATCCGAGCAAGAAGAATCCAAAAGCCGAGGAGGGTGTAATGAAGGAATATTCAAAAGAATATCTGGCGATGCGAGCTGAAGAGTTTCGTAATAAGGTAGAAGATGCGTGTGGTTCGAATGAATGTATTTTTATAACTCCGGAAGTGCTGCCGGTCTTGCGGCGAATTTTGGGAGTTGCGATAGAAAGGCTGAGTGAAAATGATGATTGAGGTAACACTGATTCAGTGCAGTGGTGATCATCGCAAGGAGATGTTTGCTGTGTCAGAAATTAAGGGATTTAAATTGAATGGCTGTGGCGATACATTGATTTTGGCAAGAGGTGGATATTGGCCAGTGACAGAGTCGATTGATGAAATAGAGGCGATGATGGAGGCGAAATCATGAAAGTGTATGTTGCTCATCCATTGAGAGGGAATCCTGCCGAAAACACGAGAAAGGCAACGGAGATTTGTCGGAAACTGGCGGCAGAAAAGCAGATACAGATTTTTTCACCGCTCCATGCCTTCGGGTTTATATCGGCTGAAGATGACCAGCGGCAAGTGATGAATTGGTGCATTAATGAACTGCTCAGCTGTGATGAGCTCTGAGTGTATGGAAATTCCGAAGATGTGAGAAATTCTAAAGGGGTACAGGCAGAAATCGCAGTCGCAGAAGCAGCGGGGATTCCGGTGTGGATAAATGGGAGATGATGAGATGAAAAGAGGAACTCAAGTAAGAATTACACATTGCGCAGAGGCTGGGCTTGAAAAGTATAAAGACAAAATTTTTGCAATTGATTCAGAGGTTACAATGCTTGGCGGTCAAAAAGTAGCTTGGCTTAGAGGGGTAGACGGTAGCAAACCACCGCGTGGCCCCTTCGCTCTTAAATATTTGGAGCGCGTGTTGTGAAATTGGTAAAAATAGGGATATTTTTTGGAGAGAGCAGAAAGTGAGGAAATGAGGAGTGAAAATTAGATTGGTAACGGTGGTTTATGTCGCTGTGATTGCCTTCGTATTATTTTTCTCGGCGATGCCAACAGGGCGGGCGATATGGAATAGCTGGTTTTACGAGGTGCAGAAAGCGGACGATGTGACCCGATATCAGACAATCCGAAAAGTAGAAGATACTGCAAGAGCGTTACAAGCCAGCTATGAGGCGGATATTCAGACATACAAGCAGTATAAAAATAGTGATTCTAAGGAAAAACAGGGTTGGGGCGAGCAAGCCAAAATGAGAGCCAATAAGACGGCGGCTGTCTATAATGAGTATATTTTAAAAAATTCGTTTGTATGGAAGGGCAATGTACCAGTGGATATTAGGCAAAAATTAAAGTATGTGGAGGAATAGTAAATGAAGAAATTATATGGAACGGTTTTAATATTGGTGGCGGTATTGCTAGTTGCGGTGGGGTGTGGACATGACGACGGTTATCAGGAACGAAAGAAGGACAACGTAAGCACTTTGAAGGTTAGTGGAATCCTGCAGAAAAATCAATCTACTCCTGTGGATTTTGATTATAGCCTTGAGCGGCATAATTTAACCAAGCGAGCTTATTGGGTAAATGGACAGCGCGATAAAGCTCGGATGATTCCAACACCGATTGCTGATATGCCTCTAGGTTATGTGGTTCTTCTTACGAATAACGGCGGTGTGGTCGGTCGCTTCGTAGTGGAAGGCAAGGTATCAAGCCTGAATAGTTTTTTAACTCCTAGCACCGCCAGAGAGCCTAATACGAGCTATGATATTGAAATGCCGGATATTGACGGATCATACGGTGCAAATGACACAGGAATATTTTTCTTTACTCCAGACGGAAAGTACATTGAGTGGACTGGAGCGTATCTCTATAGTGATATTCCCTTTGAGGTGTCGGCTCCGATTATAACGATTTCTAGGGATGTAAGCGGAGGATGAGTGATGGCTCCAGAAGAAAAAGAATTTCCAAACTGCGACAAGGTCAGCGAAAATATTAAAAAAATTCGATTGTTGCATGAATTCATGGAGTATCTAGGTGATCAAGGATTGAAGCTGTATGACCATCAAGAAATGGACTATGAAGATGAAGATTGGAGTGTCAATCACCCAAAATTGATATGGAAAAAAATATCAGGGATGATGCCGACTCGAAAGCGAAGAGAAGAACTTGTTCATGGTTTTTTTGAAATCGACTCGGATGAGTTATCTAAGGAACGTCAACAGATGTTTGAAAAATATGTCTGTCCAGGAAGTGGGGCAGATGAATGAAAAAAAGTTCATGAATTAAAAAACTGCATATGGCAGCATCAAAACGATAGGAGGATTTGAATGGATAAGCAAGGTGGGATAACCGTTAGTATTTCTGATCTTAGTCAAGGAGTAAGTGATACCTATAGTGGAGATTTTGGGATTGCGCTTATGGCAACGAAAACAGGCGATAGTAAATTTCGAATTGAGGGAAATATCCTCGGAACAGCAACTAAATATCAAATATGTCAGATGCTTTTAGACGCAATGCAAGATGCCAATGTGACTCTCTTGGATTTACAAATAATCCAAGGAGCCGTGAGTGCGAGGCGAGAGGAAGTGGAATCATGAAGGCACTAACAATTCACGAGCCGCATGCAAGTCTCATTATCATGAGGGCCAAGCGGCTTGAAACAAGAGGGCATCGGACGAATGTTCGGGGAAAAGTGGCAATCCACGCGGCTAAAAAACCGATGGACGATGAAGGCACAGAATTAGCCAAGAAGTACGGAATTACTCCACAATACGGAAAAGTGTTAGGTGTAGTCCATTTGGCAAGTTGTGGCGAGGTTTTAAACGAAACTACTGGAGAAATAAAATGGAATATTCATACACATCCATCTTATAACAAAACGAAATCTGATCATGAAATTTTCAAAGACATTATAAAGGGCATCGACTGGGAGATCGAAAAAGAAGTGGGCGATATAAGTGATGGTCGATTTTGTTGGGCGATGCAAGTTATTGAGAAATTTGATACCCCGATCTCTGCGAAAGGTCGACAGGGATGGTGGAATTTTGGAGCTGAGTACGAATGAATTATTTGGCACAGGTTCGGGCTTTTGAAAGAAAGCTGTTAAAAAATCCGTGGGCTCTTTCTCGCAATGCGCAGATTTTATGGTATCGAATTAATAGCTGGGCTGGTGTTGAGGGTGGTACGTGGGAAGTTTCATTTTTCGGGATGGAATTGTCTAGGATGATGGGAGTTACCCTGAAAACCTTTCTGGCTGCCAGAGATGAACTTGAAAGAAAAGGTTTTATAAAGGTGGAAAAAGGGGCAAGAGCCAGGCGGGGGAAACTCCGAATTACAAATTTATATGAAGAAAAAGTATGATAAATGAAAGAAGGAATAAAGATGAAGATGGAAATTTTGAAGGTATCAGCGAATTCGAATGTAAAGGCGGTTGCAGGAGCAGTAACAGGAGAGATTCGCTCGAATCATAAGTGCGAAGTTCAGGCGATTGGTGCGAGTGCGGTAAATCAGGCAGTGAAAGCCATTGCGATTGCAAGGGGCTATGTGGCTACGCAGGGATTTGATATTGTTTGTATACCGAGCATGATTGAAGTGGAAGTGGGCGGCGAGAAACGGACTGCAATTCGTTTTTTTGTTGAGGTGTGAATTATGGATATGAAAAAAATGCGGGCGAACAAAGGGGGCTTGATAATTGATGGCAAAGAAGGTTATGGTGACGCGTGAGCAACTTAGGCAGATTTGGGGGATTGCTAAAAATAATTCCATGGAAGCGGATCAGCTCCGTGGAATGGCTGAGCAGATTTCCGGCAAGCCAAGCCTGTCGGGACTATCGAAATCACAGGCGAATGATCTGATTGATTGGCTAAAGAAAGGAACGAATCCCAATCGAATTAGCACGAGGCAGCTTTGGAAAATCTCAGAATTTGAGAAAGAACTCGGCTGGGCAGATAATCCACAGCGGATGGAAGGATTTATTTCAAAATATGGTCATGTGGATCGGCGGGAGTGGCTCACACGGAATCAGGCGATTGCGGTAATTGACGGACTGAAGAATCTAGTAAAATGGCAGAGTGCGTAAAGTGAAGGAGGGGCAGGATGGAGCCGCGAGTTGCGAACTGGTTTAAAAAAACAGAAGGCAGGATTTTTGCTTACCCTGCCCTTCTGGAACGATTGAAATTGCTGAAGCAGGAAAAAAATAATCGAACTTATGTAGGGGCGCAGGATTATGATCCGATGAATCTTTTTGGTAGTAGCCAGCCCGGAAGCGGAGCGGCGGGGAAGGCTTTTCGAGATATGGCCGAGGATCAGAAGCTGAGGGAACATCTGAAGGAAGTGCAGCTGGAGCAAAATTTGATTAAAGCTTTAAAGCGAATGTGCTCTGATGATGAGGCTTTGTTATTGGATAAATACTATTTCGAATCTTATATGAGCCGCACTCGGTTTATGATGGACGCAGGGATTGGGCAGAACGTATTTTACAGGCTTCGGCGGGGCTTGGTGCAAAAAGGCGCATTGGTGTACGGATACCTGAGTCCGATTGAGTATGCAGAAATCAGGGCATCGTGAAGAAAATAAAAAGCAAGATGAAGTGGATTGCTGAAAGTTCGGCAATCCATTTTTTTATGATAAAATAAGTAAAGAAATGTACTTGTTTTTTGGAGGTGGATTTATGGGGAAGATAATTACGAGAGAAGAATATGGCAATCATTTTCGTGGTAATAGCAAAAAAGCCAAAGCTTTAGAATATTGTTATAAGAGGTTAGACGAAGAAATAAATTTATATTGGTCACGCTCGAATTATTTTCTGATGATTATGTTGTTGCTACCAGCAGCATATTATAGTGTTTGGATGAGTTATTTCCCAGAGGCAACAAAGGACACCTTGTTCCCTAAGGTATTAAAAGTGGTTTTGCTGAGCATATCGTTGCTTGGTGTGCTGTTGAGTTATATTTGGTTACTGACTTTGAAGAGTTGCAAAATATGGCAAAAGAATTGGGAAAAACACATAGAGAGACTAGAAGACGGTGTTATTGGGCCGCTTTTGAAGATGACTTATCATGAGAGAGACAAGGCTAAGTGGTGGAAGATATCAAGGCGGCGGTCTTTAACTGGGCTTAATGAGTATGTTGCACGGGCGAGTTTTTGGATAAGTATATTAACCACTGCTTATCTTTTTATTTTTATTTTTTTGGGTAAAGATATCGTTGAGGTGGCTTCACTTGAGGCTATATCATCATCTTTATTAGCTCTAACAGTGTTTTGTGTAATTGCGATTTGTAGAAAAAAATCAAAAATCGAAGGTTGGCTAGATAATGAAATCAGAAAAAAGAAAAATGGCAGCGAAGACGCTAATAGCAAAGAACCAGTGAAAGAAGAGCAATATTTTTATATGCGCGGCAAGAATCAAAGTAAGTAGGTTTTTTGAAAAATATTAGAAAATGAGTAAAATTAACTATGATGGGAGACTAAATTTTAACCATTGAAGTAACAAAAAAACGGTAAAAATTCGGTAAAAATTGAGTAATCCGCGGGACGAAATTTAGGTTAGAATGAGAGAGGTCAAAAGTGCAGGTTGCCGAGAATTCGGTGGCCTGTTTTTTTATGGGGTGGAAAATGAGTAAAAAGAAAAATTGTAGATCGCCAAATAAGAAAAAGCGAAAAGAGCAATTTACTGAATCGGAAATAAGAGAGTTGATGGGTCATTCGTCCTATTGTAGAGGAGCAGGCGGTAGGATTCGTCAGCGAGGTGGAGTGGTGGTGATTAAGTGATGGAAGATAAGTATATTTTTTGGCTAATTCAATTTATCGTTGGGGGCATTCTCTCTCTTGTAGGAAAATTACTGTGGGATATCAAGAAGGGCTTTGAGAAGAATGCTGAGGCTACCAGTAAGAAGCTGGATTCACTAGAGGAAAGTCTGAATAGTCGGGTATCGGAGCTGGAGCGAGAATTTCTGACCTACAAAGCGAAATTGCCGTTTATGTATGTGCTGCGCGAAGATTATTTGCGGCATATCTCGGACATCGGCAATAAGCTGGATAAAATATTGGCGAGTGGCATATTGGCAAGGAAGGAGGAATAAAATGAATTTTGCAGCTGTAATCAATCAGCAAACGCGGGGTCATATTTTGAAGCTTGCAAAGCTTTCTTATCCGCGGAGTGTGGGCTCAAATGTGATTGATGTTTGTTTAATTAGTGCCGGGATGGGCTGTGATCCCAATCAGCTTTTCGGTCATTTGAAATATTTGAAAGACCGAGGCTATATTACTTTGCAGGAAAGTCGGCTGGAAGGATTTGATACAGGGATTTCTTTAATTGAGCTGACTAGCGAAGGAATTGATTTGCTTGAGGGAACGACCACCGATAAGGGGGTCAAAGTATGAGTAGACCGGGCAATCGCCGTCATTATAAAGTAGAGCGTTTGAAGTGCCGGAAAATGATTGACCAGATGCTTGCTGATGGCTATATCTATGATGATATTGTTCAGGCGGTATTTGATCAGAAAGAATTTATTTCAGCTTCCGCGCTTCAGCGTTATCATATGTCTTTTGAACGAATTGCCGAGCGATATAAAAAAGCTCAGGATCAAATGAAAGTGTTGGTAGAGACGATTCGGGAAAATCCCAATACTGACCTTGCGGATGCGGCATCTCAGATTATGCTGCAGGGGCTGTTTCAAAGGCTCGCAACGGCCGGAGAAGAATTTGACAGTATGCCTCTGGATAAAGCCGGCCGATTAGTTACACAGCTCAGTCGCGCCACCATTGCCAGAGAGAGCTTGAATCTTCGCATGGGCAAGGCTTTTGATTTGGCTGAGAAAAAGCTGATGGAAGAAATTGGCGCAGCGTTGGGAGAAAATCCGGAGCTGAAGCTAAGGCTTGCGGAGATTGTACGCAGTAGCCTCGAAAAGGCAAAAGAAGAGTCGGGTGATTGAGTATGAGTGTCCTAGGTAAACTGGTCGGGGATGACCGGATATTATTGATGGAAGAGTGGGAAAAGGACTGGCTGAAGGGGAAGCTCTGTGGCCACGAAGATTTGCTTCAAAGAATGGAAAGCCATGCGCCTTTGAGCGGGACGATTGGACTGCGGCGGGAGCTTGGAAGCCGAGACATTGAGTATTTTGCAAGAGCTTATTTCCCTGATTATATTCCCGGCCCAGCGCCGGATTTCCATCGGGAAATGTATCAGGACTTGCAAAGTGTAGTTGCTAAAGGCGGCGGGTCAAGTATGGTTCGAGCGGCTCCGCGGGGTCATGCGAAAACGACTTTGTGGGATTTTATTTTTCCTCTATGGTGTATTTTCTACCAAAAGAAACGCTATATTCTGATTATTTCCGATTCCGGTGATCAGGCGAATAGCTTTATCACGAATATTAAAGAGGAGCTGGAACACAATGAGCGATTGCAGCAGGATTTTGGTAATTTGCAGGGGGAACCCTGGGCGACATCCAAAATAAGTACATCTACTGGAATCCGTGTGGAGGCTTTGGGGGCGGGCATGAAAGTGCGCGGTCGTCGTAATAAAGAAATTCGCCCGGATCTAATTATTTGTGATGATCTGGAAAATGATGAAAACAGCTCGACACCGGAGCAACGAAAAAAGCTGAAGCTGTGGTTTCAAAGGGCAGTCCGGCGAGCTGGTGCGAAGTATACGGATTTCGTAGTTGTGGGAACCGTTATTCATGATGAGAGCCTATTGTCTGATTTGCTTCAATCTCCCGGTTGGAATTCTCGCCGCTATGCAGCGGTGCTGGAATTTTCGAAGCGGGATGATTTGTGGGAAGCCTGGAAAATGATTTATGTAGATATGGCCAATCCAAATCGTGAAGCTGATGCCTACCGATTTTTTAAGAAAAAGGAAAAGGCGATGCTGGAAGGCACGAAGATTCTCTGGGAGCAGGGGAATCCCAATTACCCGGAAGGCTATTACAGCTTGATGGTAATGCGGGTAGTCGATGGGGAGGCTTCCTTTTGGTCGGAGCTTCAGAATGATCCGAGAAGTAGCCAGGCTAAATTCTTTCAGCCGGTACTTTTCGCCAGTGATGAGATGCCGCCCTGGAGTCTTTTGGAATGGGTGATTGCAATTGACCCCTCGATGGGGCAATCCATTAAAGCGGACACCTCGGCTCTGATTGCTTTAGCTCGTGACCGAAATAGTGGCCAGCAATATGTTGCGCTGGCGGACATTTCGATTCGTCATCCCGATGTGATTATCCGAGATTTGTTTGCAATGGTTGAACGAATTCGGGCGGCTGGTGGTCGGGTACGCAAGGTCGTTATTGAGACCGTACAATTTCAAGCACTATTCTCCAGCGAAGTGGCGAAGGCAGCCATGAAGAAATCCATTCACTTGCCAATCTATAAAATCTTGCCGAGGTTGGCAAAAGACCTCCGGATTGAATCCATTCAGCCGTCTATTAACAATGGTTATGTGAAAATCTCAGAAAGTGCGAAAGTCCTAATTGCTCAGTTGGAAGGCTATCCAAAGAGTAAAAAAGATGGACCGGATGCGCTGCAGATGGCAATTCAAGAAATGAATCGCCGGAGTAGTGAAGGAAATGGGCTACCGCTGGAAGTCATCGGACGGCGGGAAAATTACGATTGGTAAGGAGGTGAGAATGTGGCTGAAGACAAAAAAGAAATCAAATCAAATAGCCCGGTACTGGATCAGATTGGTTCGCAAATCGACACTACAGTTTTTGCCTTTGATGATGCGGTGTTCAATTCTGACCGGATTGGAGTCAAGGAATATGAACGAATGCTGGAGACCGATGAAACTGTTGGCGTTTCGCTGGAGATACTCAGTTTGTCGGTACTTATGCGCTTGGGGAATTATGAACACGAGGATAAGAAAATTGCGGAATTTGTGAATCAGAATTTTGAGGAAATGGAAGGCAGCCTTTATTCGATATTGGAAGAAATATTGAGTGCGTTGTGGGCCGGTTTTTCCGGTACCGAGATTATTTGGGAGCCACGAGGCGGTAAAGTGATGCTGAAGAAGTTGGCAACTTATCATCCGGAAACTTTACTGATTCGAGTTGACCGTCTGACCGGTGATTATATCGGCGTGAAGCAATGGCGGTGGTTCGCCGGGAGTCCAGTTGATATTCCACGCAATAAGTTGATTTTATTTTCTTATTCTAAAAAATTTGGCAATCACTACGGAAAAAGCATCTTGAAGCGAATCCGTAAGAATTGGGTACTCAAAGACCCAATCTTAAAAATGCTGGCTCGTTCGTTGGCTCGGTTTGGTACTCCTTTCATTTCGGCAATTGTGCCGGACGAGATGATCCCCGACCCGGCAAATCCGGGACAAGAGATTTCCCAATTGAGCTATGCCATCCGCATTTTAAGGGATATTGAGAATGGTACCGGTATTGCGCTGAGACGGAGTGATGGGCAGGGAAATGACCCGGCAATTACGGTTCATGATACAAACGGATCGGGAATTGGTCAGGCTTTCGAATCGGCATTGAATTATTTAAATAAGATGATTGCTCGTGGGCTTCTTGCACCTTCTCTTTTAATGGATGAAGGACAGCGGGGAGCTTATTCTTTAGGTCAGGCTCATATGGCAACTTTTGAGAAAAGTACCAGAGCTATCTACTGGCAGTTGGCCGAGTGCTTGCTCGAACAATTAGTGCGGCCGATGATTGATTATAATTTCGGGGCTCAAGAGAATTATGGAAAATTTCAAGAGCGAGAACTCAAAGAAAATGACATGGAAGTGTTGAATGCGGCGGTTTCCACGCTGACATCTTCCGGCTTTATTGACCCGGAAGTGCAAGAAGATTTCGATGAAATCCGAAGCCGATATAATTTTCCGGCTCGGAAAGTCAGCACGCGCATGGAGCGCATCAGTGCAAAAGCGAAAGAAGAATTTTCTCGTTATAAGGATGAGGAATCATGAGTATAAATAAATTACAAAAGCGCATGATGGAAGAACTTGCCGAGGGGGATAAAAATCTACAGGCTCGATTGATTAAAGAATTGGATCAGACTTTCGCAGAACTTGAGAAACGGATTCGAAGCCCGGCATCTATCGAGGAACTTTTGACCTTGACTCATCCAAGACCGGGACGGATTGGAAAGCTATTGATTGACCACATTGAAAGTATACTGGCGGCGGGGCAAGCCCATGGGGATAAGCTGGTGGAGGCGACCTTAAAAGAAATCGCGCCTCAGAAATTGGCCGATTGGCAGCCCTCAGTGATTAAGCTGTCGCCGATTGTGATTAACCCGACTCTCTTTTGGCTGAAGCCGAGAGAGGCACTCAGGGCTTTATTAGCTCGTGAGCTTCTTTTGGCAGATGATATGGACGCAAAATTAATGGCTGAAGCGAAAAAAATTCTCGTTGATAATCTCGAAGGGGTCGCCAAAGATGAGACTTTTGAGCGAATGCTCCGGCTTTTTGAGGGTAATGTGGCCAGAGCAGAGCTCGTTGTAGTGACTGAGACCACTTACGCTTACAATCGGGGAAGACTGGTCGCTTTTAATAGTGCCGGAGTGGACTATATAGAATTTTCCGCAGTCATGGATTTGCGGACATCGAATCAATGTAGTACTCGGCACGGAAAGATTATGCGGCTGGATTCGCCAGACTTGGCAGACAATACACCACCCCTTCATGGGCGGTGTCGTAGTGTGTTGCTTCCTATATTTGGAGCTTATCAGGAAGATTTATTGACTGAAGATGCGTTGGATTGGACAGAGGTTGTTCCAATCGCCGAATCGTGGAAAAATTGATTTGCCCGAAAAAGCGTTTTTTAGGGAAGAAAATATCCGGCGTGGTAAAATCTTCGCAGAAAAATATAAAAGCCCCTAATTTTTGCTCGTAACGGCGTTATAACGCATTTGGAAAACCAACCAGAACTCCCTGAAAAGTTTTTAGGGAGTTTTTTTATGAAATCAGCTTATTTTGAGGAGGTGAAAAAATGAAGAAAATGCAAATCCCTTTTTTCAGGTTAGGCACATGGGTACATCCTTATTATGAAACTTTGGAGATTACCCAGCGGGTTTTTGATGACATTATCAAAAACTTTGAGTCCGGGGTGTTGGGGCGAAAAGTCTTTGTTCGGCTCGGCCATGATGGATATAAAGAAACCTTTGGTGATGCAGAGGCAGTCGGTTGGGTAGAAGAGATTCGCCAAGAAGGAGACTTGCTGATCGCGATTGCGACTCCGGCTAGCGAGGATGACGAAAAGCTAATCGAAGATGGAAAATATCGCTACGCTTCAGCGGAATACAGCGACCCCGGAGTCGATAGAGAGACCGGCAATGCAGTCGGAGCTCTGCTCTCGGCGATTGCACTGACCAATGAACCTTTCCTAACTAAATTACCGGAGGCAACCATGCTGGCGGTGCCACCGGGGAAATTCTTTTTAGACTATCAGCTGGCAGAAGAAAACAAGGAGGGAAATAAAGTGGAGAAAATTTTAGAAGCAATCAAAAGTGGTTTTGCGGAATTGAAACTGGCACTGTCGGAAAAACCAGCGGTAGGAGAGCCGAAGGCAAATACAGAATAAATGCAAAAGTTAGCAGAAAAACAAGCGGAAAATGAAAAAATCTTAGCTGACTTCAAAGAGGCTCAGGAAAAAATGACTGAGCAGTTGAAATTAGCTCAAGGGACAGCTCGGCAGAGCCGAATCGAAAAAGAAGCGGCAGAAATGGTGGCTTCGGGAATCCCACCTGTGATGGTGGAGAGCTGGAAAACTCTTGCCAATATGGAGATGGCTCAATCGGTTATCAAATTATCCAATCAGGAAGGCACGGAGATTGAGACCACTCAAGCGGATGCGATGAAAGAAATGCTTCTGTCGATGCCCCAAGATAGCCGAGTGCAATTCGGTCAAAGTGGTGCTACAGCTCCAATTGTGGACGAGGAAAAAGTACGGCTGGCTTGTGATGAAGATATCCGAGCAATGGGCGGCACCGTAACTGAAGACGGAAAATACAAACTGTAAATTAGAGAAAGTGAGGTTAGAAAAATGCAAGAAGTTGAAAGATACGAACGCAAGCAAGTGTTGGCGATTGGTGGGACGGAAATCAAGATTGCGGTGCCAATGGCAAATTCGGATGCTGATATCGAAGCCGGGACGATTCTCGGGCAAGTGACAGCCAGCAAAATTAATGTTTCCGACCGCGAAAGAGATTTCTCATATCGTGCGAAATCGGATAACTGATCCTAAAAAATACATTGGGGCGACATTCGCGCCACTTAAACCGGTTTATGCAGACAGCATCGAATATGACGAGCTGGATGCCGCAGTGGGCATGACTGCAGTTCATAATTTAGATACTGATCCTAAACTGGTACCACCGCCCAGCGGAGCGTTAAAGCGAATGGGAACCGGCTATTTTAAAGAGACCGTACGTTTTAATGAAAAAGAATTACTGACCGCTCGCCGCTATGGTACCTACAATGAGCGTGCCGGGCGAGAGCTGATTGTAAATGGAGCGGTTCTTTTAGATACCCGCCTGGAAACCCGGCTGGAGTATCTTCGCTGGCAAGCAGTCACTAACGGAAAAATTGAGCTTCAGGAATCAAATATTGCTGTAAATTACAATTTGCCCGGAATGCTTAGTCGGACTGGAACCAAGAAATGGGGAGCTGCCGATGCAGACCCGGTAGCGGATATCAGCGACTTGATTGAAAACTTTATCGGTACCGGCACGAAATGCTCTACCATTTACCTGACGAGCAAGACTGCACGTTGCGCTGCTGAAAGTCCTAAAATGATTGAGCTGTTGAAACAATCCGGCTTTGCAATGCTGCTTAGTATGCATCGCTACGCAGAATGCCTGAAGAGTTTGTTTCCGGCGATTGAATTTGTCATTTATGACGAGGGCTATGCAAAGACGAAGGACGACTTTAAGTACTTCTTGCCAGAAGCTATGGTCGTTGCAATGGGCGATTCCGAGGATGTGAGCAATCCGATTATGGATTTTGCGAGTACTATCAGCCTTCATAATGGTGGCCTAGATAAACCGCAGCCGGGCAAATTCTCTCTGCTCGATGATAAGAGTACTGAGAAAAATCCTTTTGTAGATGTTACGGTAGGACTTTATGGGTTGCCGCGAATCTTTAAACCTAAAGCAATCCAACGTTTGAAGGTCTAATCATGTATACCACCGGTGAGAGAATTCTCAGGACTTCGCGGCTTAATGATGCCAGTAGTCTTTCGACTCTGCAAATCGAGGATGTCATCGGTCAAGCGAAAAACCGAATTCATTCTCGATTGGGGAAGAGGTATAAGGTGCCTTTTGCACTGCCTTTTCCCGATGTGGTGGGTACGATTGCGGACTGGTTGGCGGCGGGGTATCTGTTGGAGCGATTTTATTCCGACCGCAAGCGAGATAAGGAAGAAGAGGGGTTGTCGGAAATCCTGATTCGCCGAGCTGAAGATTGGCTGGATGAGATTTTAGAAGACCATTTGCTGGACGGTCTGCTCGGAGTGATGTTGGGTGGTGGCGATTCTTCCGGACGAATTTCTCAGGCTATGGCAGCCACTAAGCCTTCTCAGGTGTCGGCAATGGAAGATGCGCTGGAAAAGTGGGATGGTTTATGAGTATTCAAACGAAGATTGAGCTAGACCCAAAAGGAACTGAGCAGATTTTAAAAGCGATTGGCAGATTGCGGGAGATGGGTTATCGTCCCCGGCAGATGATGAGGCAACTCGGTGCGGCTATGATTCGGATTGTTGGCAAGAATTTTGAAGAAGAAGGAAGACCGACCAAGTGGAAAAAGCGGAGCAGCTTAGCTAATTCGCTTCTTGCCCAGACTGCAATGAACCGAGCCAGAGGCACAAAAGCCTATGACAAGGCCAAGCAGAAAGGGAAATACGGTATCTTACGCCGAGCCGCCTTTAAAGCTGTGGGGAATAAGGTACTGTCTCAAAGCGGCGAGCTTAAAAAATCAATGGTAGCAGAGGCTACAGACAATCAGGTGGCAGTCGGACCGGGCGGCGGGATTCCTTATGCTCGGATTCATCATTTTGGTGGCGTAATCAGAGCCAAAGGAAAATCTCTGGCGATTCCGATAGGTGGCGGCCGGATTGTCCGGAGGAAATCTGTCAAAATGCCGGCTCGACCTTATTTGGTGATTCCGGAAAGTGAAAATTCAATTCTGGTTCGGATTGCTTTGGAAGAGCTGAAGAAAGCGGCAGGAGTGAGGTAATTGGAAGAAGTCACAATGGAAATGCTTGAAGAGCGAGAAAAGAAACAAGTTGGGCAAAAAACGCTGATTGAGGAATTGATGAGTAAAAATGATCCGATTGTGGAGGCGATTATTTCGCTCCTACAATCGGATTCATTACTAAAAGTGCTGGTGGATGAATGGGAAAGGGTAAATGGTGTTCTCGCCAAAGAAGGCTGCACGATTGGAGTCGGTTGGGAAAATGACCGCTTTAACGAGTATGACCGAAACCGAGATGAAGCAGAACACGTTTATAAAATTTTCCTGAAGCGTGATGATAAAGATATCGCTCGAGGCGAGAAAATCAATTGGGTGCTGGGGCATCATATTCGCAATGTGCTATCGGAAGACTACACTCTGGGTGGCACTGTTCCGGTATCCTTTGTTCGCTCGATTGAGGCACTTTACTCAGAAAATACCGAGCAGATGCACCTGACGGAAATTACGTTGGAAGTAAAAACCTATGCCAAGCGGTGACTTGGCTTTTTTCAATTAGGAGGGAGTGATAAATTTGGCAAATATGGATTTTGTTGTTCCCGGCGTGTTCGTAGATGAATCTGATGTCGGCCCCAGGCCGATAAAAGAATTATCTTTGGCAGCGATTGGGATTGTCGGTACTTTTGACCGAGGGCCGGTAAATGAGCCGGTTACAATCGGTGACGAGATTCAGCTGATTAAAAAGTTTGGCAATCATCGAAAAGGCTTAACAGGGATTTTAAGCACGATTAGTGCCATGCGGCAGGGGGCGAATGATTTTCGTATCGTTCGTATTGCCGGAGCCGGCTGCGCTGAAGCGAAAGTGACCTTTTCAAATGGGGCGGGGACTCCGGTGGATGTGCTTGAAATTGCAGCAAATTCACCAGGTGCGTGGGGAAATAATATTAAAATTTCCGTTAAGAAAAATGCCAGCGACTTTGATTTGACTATCAAGTGCGACGAGGCGGTGGAAGTATTTTCCGGCTTGAAGGCATCTGCGGTAAAAGAAAAAGTGATGTCGGAATTTGTCACAGTCAAAGTGACTGATGAGGCCTTGACCGGGGATTTATTGCCCAAAGCGACTACGGTAGATACAAGCCTTGTAGGTGGTAATGACGGCGCGGCGGTGACTGACGATGATTATATTGGGGCAATTGATGCAAATACCGGAGCTCGAACCGGTCTTAAAACCTTAGAGCCTTTGCAAATCGGCATTGTGGTTTGCGCTCAACAATATAGCGAGCGGATTCATAAAGCCTTGCAGACCTTTGCGGAAAATTGCGATTTAGAAGAAGGCTTGCGGATTGGGGTGCTGAACTCGGCTCCTAAACTCTCGGCAGATAAAGCGGCAGAGCAGACAAAAAGCCTCCAAACCGACCGCGGGACTTTTGCTTATCCGTGGATTACTTCAGTAGATTATCCGGATGAATGGATTGCTCCGGATGGATTTTTAGCCGGAGTGATTTCTACGGTTGCGCCTCACGAGTCGCCATCTAATAAAGAGGTGCAGGGGATTTTGAAGCTGGAGCGAGATTATTCGTATGCAGAAGTGAAGCTTTTGACCCAAGCTCGGATCTGTCCGATTACTTTAAAGCCCAATCGCGGCTTCCGGGTGCGCAATGGCTTGACCCTAGCCAGCAATGAGGCTTGGGCGCAAATTGCAATTCGCCGACAGCAGGATCGGATGAATATGGAGCTCTACTTTGGCATGGAGTGGGCAATTTCATTGCCTCATGAACCGAAGCTCTGGAATTTGGTGGCAGAGTGCGCCGACTTATATTTCCAGAAGCAAAAGAATCTCGGTAGAATCTTAGGGTTCTTGCCGACTTTATGCAATGCCCAGACCAATCCACCGGAAAATATTATTTCCCGTATTTTGACGATGATTCTTCGTTGGAAGCCGCTTTATCCGGCAGATTTTATTGTTCAGCGATGGAAGCGGGAATTGCCAACGGTTGACGAATAGGAGGTGAAGCAAAAATGAGTTTGATGCAAGGTTTATTTGGGGATGCCCAGCCCGCACAGGGCTTTGATGTGTCGGTTACGATTATGGGGCCGAATGGGCCGGAGCTAGTCGGCGAATATCAAGAGGTCAGTGTGGAAGTTAAGGACGATTCGGAGGAATATATGACTTGCGGCGACCGGATTGCGATGATCCTCGATGGGGAAATCAAAATCTCCGGCAAGCTGAAGCGGGGCATGATGAATACGGACTTGATTTCCCGGCTCTACGGTCAGACCTCGCTCAGGCGGGGCGAGACTATCGTGGAAAGCCCGCGGTTTAATATTATCTTTTCCGTTCAGAATCCGGCAAAAGGGATCTCCGGAAGATTGCGAGTCGAGCGGGTCAAGCTGGAAGGCTTTTCTCTATCGGCCAAAGCCGGAAAAGGAGTGGTCGATAAAGACATTTCCTTCAAAGCCGAGGGAATTGCGGAGCTATAATTCTTAAGTTGTGAGATTTTTAAAATGGAGAGGATGAATTTAAATGCAAAAAAAAGAACAACAAACTTTCGGGCCTTTGGAATTGCCAAGCGGAGTGAAAATATTCTTTCGTTCGCCCAAAGGCGGTGACCGGGTCAAGGTGCTTCAAATGCTGAAGCTGGGGACTGATAACATCGGCTCCGGAGCTCTACAGATTGATACTTTGGTGGCGGCTCGCTGTGTAACGGAGTATGATGGCAAAGCGGTTGCCGGAGATTACAAGCACCTCGTGGACACTATCGAAGGGGAAGACTTGGACTTTTTCATGCTGGTCTACAATGAAATGTTTGGGATGACCGAAGAGAAGAAAGACCAAGCGAAGGAACGAGCCGCTTTTTTGTTAGGGAAGGGGACTTCTACCGATACATCCAGCTGACGAGATACGGAAAAGTACCTTTGAGGCTTGAGGAGTGGATGGATATGGAAGTTGATATGAAAGAAGCTCTCTGGCAATCATTAGAGTGGATTCTCGAAGGCGAAAGAGCTCAGAATGAGTAGCAGGAAATAGAAAAGCGGAGCTGTGAAGCTCCGCTTTTTGGTGTTAATAACGAGAATTCCAATTGCCACTGCCGTCAAAATACATACTTTTAGAATGTTCAAAAGCATTCCACCACTTTTTGAAAAGAGGGTACAAAATTTGAGCAGTTTTTCCAAATGAAAGTGGCTCTGGAGAAACGTCTGACCATAGTATTTCCGGAAGAAGCAAATGATTTGTTTTTATAGGTGGGGTCTGGGTACCTCGAATTGTCCACGGAGTGCCTAAGACTTTTCCCTTTATGTTCAGAAAACTTATGGAAATGATAATGGGTTCTAAAAGCTGAATTCTTTCCATGAGAAAATTTATTCCATTTTGCACGAATCTGATTGCGTCTTCTTCAATACATTGACTTGGCAGTATATCACTTGTGGGGCTGAAATAATATGACGAAACGGTTTCGAAAATGCCACTGTCAAATAGCTTGCTATACATTGGCATGGATGCGGTAGCACTGTAGATTCCGTCATGAGTATAGTTTGCATAAGAATGAGGTTCGCCAAGTCCAGGAAAATTTCCATGTCCGGAATTCATTAATAGTGATTCGATATCAATAGAAAAATTTGGCCTGAGAGATGCAAGTGGAATTAAGTGAATGACCATGCGGCTGTCGGAGCTAAATTCTATGGGTGTGTCGTTGTTCATAATCTGCGAAAGTCGGTCTAATCTAAAATTTTGGCTGGCCGTCCTTAATGTTTCGGATTGTAGAAATGCAGACCGAATTCCATGAACATCTAAAGAATCCTTCCCTGCAGTAGTCCTGACATAGAAGTGTCGATCTGATGTTCGATGAGGGCCAAATAAGCTGGCGGGAATTTTAATAATTAAAGCAAATTTTTCATTAGACAATTTAAAGCAAATGATTTGGATACCGGCAATTCGTGGTTGTACAGTGTCTCGAACAATATTCAAAATTCGTAATTTGATTTCATCTGGAGTCCCTATGATGTCGATTCCGCAAAGGTCAGCGGGGTCTTTGCTTTCACCTTCTGCGATTCCATAGACGAGGTAGCCGCCATCGGTGTTGGCGAAAGCAGAAACATCGGCAACAAATTCTCGTCTTTGATCGCCAGTTTCAAGATGCAATTCAGCTTTGTAGTCCAGATGTTTTCCTTCGGGTATTTTTTCGTCAATAAAATACTGTACTTCCGCTTCTTCCCAATCTTCAAAACGTTTGCCGTTCGGCATGAACCAATCCATTATTTGTCCCTCGCTTTCTGTTTAATAGGTTGATGTTTAAAAGCCTGTCCAAACGAGTGCTTTATGATTGATTTTTGCAAATTCTATGGGGTCAATATTAGTTTGCTTTAAAAAATCAGCTATAACATCATCTTCATCATGATCATCATTTTGAGGGTCGAATAGAAATTTTGAGAAACGTAAATTGATATCAGCTTCTTCTGGCGTGGGTTGAGTACTCCAGTCTTTTTCTTTTAGGTCATATGCACCTTTGAAATTTTGGTAATTTCCTGGTGTGATTTTATGGACTTGGTTACGATCGCCGTTTGGGAAATATTCAGATTGACCTAATGGAGGCATATAATAACCAATATAGCCGGGATGGTCATAAAAGAGAATAAAAAGGGCTGTGAATGGGTCGGTCGACTTCTTTTGATCCTCAAAAATTTGGTCGCTTAATTTTTGAAGCTGTTCCTTCGTAGCCTGTTCTTCGACGACTACGAAAATTTTCAGCCGCTTGGCTCCCACATCTTCAGACTTTGCGACTTCATAAGGGATGGTTGAGATGGGTTCTTTTTCATCGCTGCCACACCCGGCTACCAGAAATAATGAACAAATGATTAATAACAAACCGAATCTTTTCATGGAATTACCTCCTTAATAGGGAAGTAATTCTTTTTTTATAGGAAAAATCCTCTAGGAAAGGAGGACGAAAATGGCATCTTCAATGACAATGGCTCTGGTCTTGTCCGCAGTTGATAAGATGGGGCCGAGCTTAAAAAGTGCAGAGGAGCGGCTCAAAAGTTACAAACGCCATGCGGACAGCATGAAAAATATGGAAATCACAGTCAATATTAAGGAAATCAAAGAGACTGTGCAGAAGCTGAAAAATGATGCGGTGCAGAAAGCAGATGAACTCCGGGCTGGTGGCATGAAAGATGTGGCTGAAGGAACTGCAGCGATGCTTCCGGTGACAAGTGCTTTAAAAGAATTTGGAACTTTAGAGCAGAGCATGATCAATTATAAGATTGCAACCTATGATTCCTCAAAAAGCGCGGAAGAGATGGCGGCCAATCTAAAAAAAGCTGAAGAAGAGGCAATGAAGCTCGGCGATGCGACTAAATACAATACTGCAGAATCACTTAATGCGTTTGAGGTGCTGGCAAAAGGTGGCATTGGAGAAGACGTTATTTTGAGTGGCTTGGGAAAAGGGTCGATTTATCTGGCGCAGTTGGAAAATTTAAGCCCGGAACGGACAGCGGATGCGCTTTCGAAGGTTTATAATGCTTTCGGAAAAAGTGGCGATGAGATGTATCAATTTGCGGATCATATGTCCAGAGCGTCAGATGCGACCAATGTGAGTGTGGCGTCACTTAGCGCAGCATTGCCTTACGCGGCGGGGAAAGCGGCAACTTTAGGGCAATCCGCAGAAGACGCGACTACAGCGATGGCTCTTTTATATAATACCCTCGGTGATCAGACTGGGACGGCTTATAATGCCTTTTTAACCGGACTTGTTCCGACAACCAAAGGGCAAATTGAAGCGATGGAGGAGCTCAATTTACTTGACGCAAACGGTCGAAGTAAATTTATGAACGAAGACGGAACAAAACTACGGGAAATGAACGAGATTATTCCTCTACTCCGCGAAACTTTTAAAGATATGAGAGCAGATGATGTTACTACCTATGCCTCAAAAATTTGGAATGAACGTGGTGCAAGGGCAATTTCCCCTCTTATCAATCAAGGACAAGGTTCGTGGGAAGACATTGGCGAACAGATGAGGCGAGGGATGTCCCTTGATGATAAGGTGGCTCTACAAAATACCGGACTGGTTGCCAAAGCGGAAAATGTGGGCGGTTCCTTCAGTAACTTGATGGCAACCGCCGGAAGAACGATGGGTGACGATGTAAAAGGGCCACTCGACACAGTTCAAGATATTTTAAATGCTGCCAGATTGTGGATTGAAGCGAACCCGAAGGTGGCACAGGGTCTCTTACAAATTTTGATGTTGATGGGTTCCATGCGAATCGGCATGGGGATACTCAAACTATTGGGGGCATTTGTTCTCGGTTTCGGTGGGAATGTGCTGACCGTAGTGGGCTGGCTTCTGGGCTTTGTGGGGGGACTGCAAAATTTATATTTAGCCTTTACCATTGCCAGAAAAGGTGGCTTCGGCTTCTTTCGGTCAATCTGGGAAGGGGTCAAGCTCGCTTGGCCGTGGATTGGCAAGCTCTCCGCATTTTTATGGCGATTTGTCGGTCAGTGGCTTGTCATGGCGGCGAGGATTGCTTTCGGCTGGCTGGTGGCTTTGGGGCCGGTCGGTATTATTATTGCGGTAGTGACTGCAATTATTGCGGCGGCGGTCTGGGCTTGGAATACTAATTTTATGGGCTTTCGGGATAAATGCACTGCCGCGTGGGAAGCCATAGGCAGAGCGGTGGAACGGTTTAAGGGAGTTTTTTCAAATGTCTATAATTCAGTTGCCGGCTGGATTAATGGCTTAATTGAAAAGTTTGGCCCTTTGATTCGAGCGGCAAAAGAATTTTTGGGGTTGTCGGAAAAAGCCGGAAAGACACCGCCACCGAAACCATTGCCCGGTGGAAATGGCGGCGGCGGGAATAGCATGACTCAGACCAATCATGTGAGCGTGAACTCGCCTCAAGAGGCGGCTGAGTATGTGGAAAGAACAGTGCCAAGCCGCTACACCGATTCGAGAGATATCAAGTAGGGGGGATGAAATGGCAACTTTAAAACTAGGGGAATTCAGTTTTTCGATTGCTCCTCGCGGTTATCTCCATTTTTCCGGTGGTAATCGGGTGCTGGCGGCCTACGAACCGCCGGGGGGTTATCCGATTTTTCAGGACTTGGGGAAGGAAAAATCCACCATCGAGTGGGAAGGGGCATTGGTCGGAGAAAATTGCCGCGCCGATATGAAGGAGCTAGAGCGGCTTAAAGACGAGGCAAAAGAAATCGTCTACGCATTTGGCGAGATGTCCTCGCCGGTGGTTATCCAAAATGTGGAGTGGAAATATCGTCATGAAAAGCGGATTGAGTACGCAATCACGCTTTGGAAAGTAGAGAATCCGCCGAACGAAGCGGAGCGAGCGGAGCAGGAAAAAGAAGAAGCTCTGCGGCGGGCTGAGGTGCTGGAAGAGGTGAAAATCAAAGACCCAAGCCGAGCATTGGAGCTGATTAAAGCAGCTCCTTATTTTATTCGCCAGGGCGATAGCCTTCGGTCGATAGCTACTCGTATATTTAAAAATCCCAATTATTGGATTTATTTGGCTCGCTTCAATGGGCTGAAAGGGGATATTTTTCCCGCCGCTTTAAGGGGGCTGAACTTGCCGATTTCTCGGGCAGAGATGCTTCTTTTGAAGGAAGTGGTGACCTTGATTGAAAAGCGGATGCCTGTAAAAGCCACCTATGATGGCGGCGGCAGAGGGAGGCGGTCGGAATGATTCAATATCCAAGGTGTTGGATTGAAATTTACGATCCGGCGACGGAAGAATATTCGCCGGTTCGTTGGAGTGATCTTCTCGATGTGACGATTGAGAACACCCTTTATCTGGCAGCGGACTCCTGTGAAATCGTACTGAAGAACGACAAGCTTCTTTCGGATTGGCTTCGAAAAGAGCAGGAAGTCAAGGTATGGCTGGGCTATGTGCAGAACCCGGACGAATGGACGAAAGAAGAATTGGAGCACATTTTTACCGGAAAAATTGACGGAGTGCGTCCGGAATTTACCGCCCGTCATACAGTGCAACTAGTGGGAAGAGATTATTCGGCGCCCCTCCTTGATACCGAGTACAATCTGGCTTTTGCGGAGCGGACATCTTCACAAATTGCCGAATTGCTGGCAGAAAAACGTGGCTTGATTCCGAAAGTGACACCCACCGAGAGCATTGTGGCCAGAGATATTTATAAAGATAAAAAAGAATGGGAAATTCTTCAGGAGCTGGCGGAACACGAAGGCTACGTCTGCTATGTGACCGAGAAGAAAGAGCTTTATTTCGGCCCACGAAATGATCAGGACGAGGAACTCTCGGCGAGGTTTGTCTATCGAGGCGAAAAGGAAAAATCCAATCTGAAGAAGATTACTTTTGACGATTCCAATATCGGAATCATTAATAAAGTGGTGGTGCGGCGGTGGGTCGGAAAATCGAAACAGCTGATTGAGGCGACTGCTAAAAATGATGACCTGATCAAGAAATACGGCGAAAAGGTGCGGGTCGTGACGGATAGCAAGGTCAAAACCATAGAGCAAGCGATGGCAAAAGCAGAGAAACTTTTGAAGGAATGGTCCCGGTCGGTAGTGACTGCCGAAAGTGTGGAAGTGAATGGCGATTCACTCCTGAAGGCAGAGAAAAAAGTAGAGATTGTCGGTTGTGGTCGCTTCGATAGTGCCTATTATATCGACCGAATCCGGCATAAATTGACCCGAACTGAAGGTTATCGCTCGGAGCTGGATTTGACCAGTCAAAGACCGGATTCAGCGGCTCAGTATCGCAGAGATTTATATAACTACGAGGCAAAAACAATGTAAATAGGAGGCTCGGCATGGCAAAAACAGGCTACGGTCATTTTCCACAAGTGGGAATTGTAACGAAAGTGAATTTAAAAAATCAGACCGCTGCAGTGTGGCTGCCATTGGAGCAAATGGAAACTGATTTTCTCCGTATCAGTAGTAACTATGTAGGGACAGGCTGGGGAATGACCCAAAAACTGAATGTGCGTGATGAAGTGCTGGTTATTCCTCTGGGCGGTGATCTGCGGCGAGGAATTATTTCGGCAAGGCTTTTTTCAGAGGAGTCAGACCCGCCGCCAAAGGAAGCAGCGGAGGATTTCGTGATGACCCATAAAAATGGGTCGAAGCTGATTTTTAAAAGTGATGGAAGTGTACTGATTCAGTCGACCGGGAATATGATGATTAATGCCGGTGGGAATATGACCATCCAGTCCGGCGGGAATATGACAATCAAAGGCAGTCAGATTAATTTAAATTAAATTTTCCGAAGAAATGAGACGAAATGAGGTGAGAATATGCCGGGAGCGGTAAGGAAAGAGGATATTTCAACCGGACACCCGCATTGCTATCCGGGGCGACCGAATACGGAGGCGAGCGGTAATGTAGCCATTAATGGCAGAGGAGCTCATCGAGAGGGTGATGCCTGGGCGGTGCATGGAGCTTGCTCGGATCATGCGCCTCATGGTGGCTCTGCATCGGCTGGGAGTCCGAATGTATTTGTGAACGGCAAAGCCCTCTGCCGGATTGGGGATTCAATTTCTTGTGGTGACACGATGGCAACTGGCTCCGGGGATGTGATTATCAATGGATGAGCTGAAACAATTAGGGAAAGATTTGAAATTAGAAAAGCCAACCTATATGGAAGGCTTATCCGGACTTGAAATCAATACCTCAAAAGATATGGGGCTGATTCATAGTGCTGACAATGTGCGGCAAGCTATTTTGATGCGGCTAAATTGCCAAAAGGGAAACCTCTGGGCGCATCCGGAATATGGGAACCCGCTTTTGGATATGCTCTCTCTACCGATGACCGAGGATTTCGTCCATGAGGCGACTCGTGCGATCAAAGAGTGCCTTCTGGCCGAGTCGCGAGCGGAATTGGTAGAAATTGTCCCGGAGATAGAGGCGATTCATCGGCGTATTGCCTTTACGATTTACTATCGGGTATTGAATGATCCGAAACCACACAATCTCGTGTGGTCGGCAAAGCTGGGGGGTGATGAGAATGTTTAAAAAGTTTGATGAAATTCTGACGGATATTCAAAATTTACTGCGGGGAAGTACGCTAACTGACTGGAATCCCGGCTCAGTTCTCCGGACGTTATCTGAAGCATGGGCGGCTCTTTTGGAAGAGGCTTACTTCTGGCTGGATTGGCTGCTGTCGCAATTCTTTGTGGGAACTGCAGTGGGCGAATGGCTGGATGCCAGAGTTGCGGATTTTATGATGGTACGGATTCAGGGCGATACGGCGGCGGGGCTATTCATTTTGGGGCGAGATTCGCCTTCGCCGATTAGCGTGCTGATACCGGAGGGGACGGAGTTTGAAAAGGATGGCCTTAAATTTGCCACCCTCACCGAAGTGAAATTTTTGGAAGGGGAAAGTCAAATCGAAGTGAGCGTCCGAGCGGTTGATGTGGGGGCTGCTTATAATTTGCTCCCCAATACGGAGCTGAAACAAGTCGGCATGGCGGTGGCTGCCATTGAGTGGGTGCGAGTGAAAGAATTGCGAGGTGGCCTCGATCGAGAAAGCGATGAAAAGCTTCGGAATCGGGTACCGGAGCACTTCGCCTCTCTCAGTCGAGCCACAAGACCGTCGATTGAATATGCGCTTCAGTCTCTTTCCGGTGTTCGGGTGGCAGCGATTAAACCAAACGACCCGGACAAGGGCTGGTTTACGGTGTATCTGGATATGATAGAAACACCGGAGCTGAACGCGACTATCGCTCGAACCCTGGAAGAATGGCGAGGCTTCACCATTCACTACCGCATCGCCCAGGCAACAGTGCGAAATGAAGTCGTCGAATTGGCTCTGACGGTGCATGAGGATTATCGTCCGGAAGAAATCAAGGCATTGGTCGAGCAAGCGATGAAAAGCTATTTTACCTCACTGGGGATGGGTGTGCCGCTTTTGGTGGCATCGCTTTATCAGGTAGCGATGAATACCAAAGGGGTGGCAAACGTGCGGGTCATTTCTCCCGCCGCTGATGTGATTCCCGATGAAAGTGAATTCGTTCGGCATTCGGAGGTGATTTTTTCGTGAAACTACTCAATTATTTAATTTGGCTTGGGGAGGCGGCACTGAAGCCCGGCGGGGTATTTCATTTGATTGCTGGGGTCGCGGACAAATTGCTCTCAGATTTCAGAAATGTAGTAGATTTCAGCACGGAACAGATTTTTTTGAAGTCTGCTACCGGGCGATGGCTGGACGCATGGGGCTGGGACTTGGTCAGACTGAGAAGGAAATTCGGCGAAGATGACGATTCCTACCGAATGCGGATTTATCAGGCCATGCTGAGGCTAAGAGCTACCCGGCGAGCTTTGCGAGAAATGATTGTGATTGCTTTAGGCAAGCCGCCTATTGAAATCTACGAGCCGATTCGGGACTCTGCTTTTTGGGATTCCAATGATTTTTATATCGGAGCTCGATCGGACAATTTATCCGCAGCCACCGATGGCAGTGGGCTTTATTGTGGCCGACTTGGAACGCTGGGCGACACCTCTTATACCGGTCTGGTGCGGGTGAGCTTGCCGGAGCTTGCGGCTTTAGGGCAGGGATTACATTTCTTTAATGGCCGGGACTTCTATGAAGCCGAGGCTTTTTATTTATCTGCAGAGCGGCAAAAATTGCCCGGTCGAGCGGAATTTATTTCGCTAATTGAGCAGACCATTCCGGCGGGAACTCAAGTATCGGTGGAATTTGTATAAGGAAGGAGACAAAAAATGCATTTGCAAAAATATAATCAGGGTACGGAAATCGTAGTTGAGGACTTCGAAAAACAAGGCCGCTACTTGGAGACCGCATTTGGTTTTTTGGTGGCAGACTTTTTAAGTCTAGATGATGTGGTTGCGGGGATTCAAGCGGTACCGACGGCGACACCGTCTATGGCGGTGCGAATTTTGGAAGGCCGAATTTATCAAGAAATGAGACAAGGGCAACTGGATGATATTCTTGATCCGGCTTTAGTGATTGTATCCAATACCAGCGGCAATCCTCGTATTGACCGGATTGTTGCTCAATATCAGGCAATTGAGGACGAACCGCAAATTCGGAACAAAATTATTGATGTGGTGACCCGGCAGATTACTCAGGAAGAGGTCAAAACAAGGGTGCGCGGTGGTATTGCCTTTCAGGTGCTACAAGGGATTTCAAGTCCGAATCCGGCACCGCCGCCACTTCCGGAAGGATGGCTGCCGATTGCTCAGGTAAGGGTAGGGAAAGAGGTCGGCCAAATCCTCGAAGCGGATATCATTGACGAGCGGAAATTGCCAGTTTTGCTGGGTAACCACACCCATGACAATCTTTATGCGCCCAAAGAGCATCAGCACGATATTGGTGATATTCGAGGACTTATGGCGAGACTCTTTTCAATTCCGACGGTAGTAGATGCCGGAAAAATTTGGGGGGTGAAGCCGGATGGTAATCCGGGCTGGATTGATGCTCAAAGCGGCGAGGTCGGAGATACTCGGCTTTTGACGCTGGACGTGAAAGAAAATGAACTGAAGCTCAATGGTGCGGAACTTTCCCGGACGACCTATGCAAAGCTCTGGGATTACGCAAGTCGGACGAACAAAGTGATCTCTGAGGCAGAGTGGCAAAGCCTCAATACGGACGGTTCGCCCAATACGGGTCTATTTAGTGCCGGTGATGGGGAAAATACATTCAGGCTTCCTGACCATCGGGGAATGTATTATAGCGTGCTTGATGAAGGCAGGGGCAATGATGCGGATGGAATCGGACGAACTTTGGGGCAGATTCAAGGGGATGCGATTCGGAATATTGAGGGGCAGTTACATGTTGCCGAAGAACGAACGGATTATAACCCCTCAGGTGCTTTTAGGACTACTGCAAGTTATTCGGCAAGGACATACAGATCATCAGGTGGCGGGGTGGCTGTTTCTGTATTTTTTGATCCAAGTATGGTTGTCCCGACTGGCGACCGCAACCGCCCTATCAACATCGGCGTATTTTCAGTCATTCGGTATAAATAGGAGGGCAGTATGAAAGAAAAAATAGTTTATCAGCTAAATTCCGAAGGTTACTTCATCAAAGAAGTGATACTGTCTGAAGTTTTTGGCGACTACAAAGAAGATGGATGGTTGATTCCGGCTAGGTGTGTGGAAATAGAACCATTACCGGAAAAAGAAGGCAATCTTTGCCGCTGGGATGGTTCCGAGTGGGAATATGTGGAGATTCCGCCGCCTCAAGAGGAAACGAAGCCAGATGAAATTGCTACACCGGAAGTATTAATGACTCGCTTGGATAATGAGCTTCAGCTCCAAATGGGGGAACTTAACCAGGCTTTTGTAGCTTCACAAATCAGGAAAGACGCGGCTCTTCAAAATGAACTCCGAAAGGAGCTGGAAGAAATCGAGGCTTGGTATCAGGAAATGCAAGAGAAAATCGAGCAGGGCGAAAATCCCTGGGAAGGAGAATGAAAAAATGATAAAACGCTGTAAATTATGTGGACGAAAGCTGGATGATGAGGGCTACTGCACTCGCGAAAAGTGCACTTATAAAAAGCCTGTGAGGGCAGAGGAGCAGAAAGGAGCAAACGATGATCCAGAATTGGCTGACGGAGTGGTGGAGTTTAATCAATGAGCATTGGCTCGTGAAAATATTGGCTACCGGATTTTTATATCTGGTGGCTTTTATTTTTGCTGGGACGGCTCAATTAGCAGGGACACTAATCGGATTGATGATCTTAAATACCCTGACCAAGTGGGTGGTCGTGGCGATTCAATTTCGCCGCGATCGAGACGAGGCAGTGACCGGGTGGTCAATTTTTCGTGGAATATTTGCCCAGGCTTGGCGGTCGGGATATTTGGATAGAGGCGAGTGGAAAAATAAAACCTTTAAAAAAATCTACCAATACACACCGCTGGTCATCGCGCTGGGTCTGGCTTACCGAATCGTACCACAAAATTGGATTACCCTGGTTTACGCTTTCCTTGGTGGAATCGAGCTTTCAGGGATACTTAAAAATCTCAGGGCTTCAGGGTATGAAGAACTTGAGCAGTTAGGCAATGCGATTGAAGAAAAGAAAGATAAATTACTCAAATAAAAGGAGGATTGCAAAATGATAGTGATGATTGATCCTGGGCACGGTGGACGTGACCCCGGTGCGGTAGGGCCGCAAGGGACGAAAGAAAAAGATGTGACTTGGCCGGTGTCGCTTTACTTGAAAGAAGAACTTCAACGGCGGGGTCATGTGGCGATTTTGACCCATGATGGCAGTGAATCGGAATTGGGGCCGCGAGTCAGGTTTACGAATCGGCAGAAGCTGGATTGCCTGATTTCGATTCATTGTAATTCGGCAGCTAGTCCTGCGGCGAGAGGTTTTGAGATTTTTACTTCTCCTGGAATCACACGAGCGGATTCGCTGGCAACGGCTATTTTTACGGCAGTTCAAGAGCATTTTCCCTGCCAAGTGATGCGGCCGGATTATTCAGATGGTGATCCGGATAAAGAGGCTCGCTTTTATATGCTGACTCACACCGTAGCTCCGGCGGTACTGGCCGAATTAGATTTCATCAATAATCCGGCGAGAGAAGTTTTATTAAGAGACCCGCAAAATCAACGTAAAATTGCTGAGGTATTAGCAATAGGAATTTGTAATTGGTATGCTGCGGGATGATGATCGAGTGCTGTCGATTTATCGGCACTTACATCCGAATTATGTCCCGCCGCCACCGACTTGCTATTGGTGTAGCGAAGGGGCAGAAATAAAGAGAAACGAAGAATACTGGTGCCGCTGGTGCTGGGAAATTTTTGGCAATGAGCCGGAGTCAGATGAAGAATGAAAGTGAAATGTTGGGGGATTTAGGGTGATTAGAATAGTAAATAAAGATTGTGTAGATTTCCTGCGGGATTTGCAGGATTCGTCCATTGATGCGGTGGTGACAGACCCACCGTACGAAATCGGGATTTGTGGTAAAAGTTGGGATTCTACAGGGATTGCCTTTGATGTAAATTTTTGGAAGCAAGTAGTGCGGGTGCTAAAGCCCGGTGGCTACTTGCTTTCTTTTTCGGCAGCTCGAACTTACCATCGCATTGCCGCGGCGGTGGAAGATGCAGGATTTGAAGTGCGTGACCAGATGATGTGGCTTTATGGCAGCGGTTTTCCGAAAGGCAATAATATTGCCAATGCGATTGATAAGGCTCTGGGAGTGGAGCAAACCGTAGTCGGCCAAAAAGAAATGGCAATCATTAGTGGTAGCTTTTTTGGTGGCGATCGGCAAGTGAGACTCCGGAACATTACAGTGCCTACCAGCGAAGAAGCTAAACGCTGGACTGGGTGGAATACCACTCTCAAACCGGCTCACGAGCCTTTAGTCTTGGCAAGAAAGCCAATTGAGGGAACTGTGGCAGAGAATGTCCTGCGATTTGAAGTCGGCGGCATTAATGTGGATGGCTGCCGGATTCCCGGTGAAGGTGCTGACCATCCAAAAGGGCGGTGGCCGAGCAATGTGATTATGGATGAAGCGGCTCTGAAGATTTTAGAAGAACAGGCTCCGGGAGCTGCAAAATTCTTCTACTGTCCAAAACCGTCCAAAGCGGAAAAAGGCGAGAATAATACCCACTTGACGGTTAAGCCGATTCGCTTAATGGAATACTTGATTGAATTGGTCTGTCCGGAAGGTGGAACAGTGCTTGACCCTTTCATGGGAAGCGGAACGACTGCCATTGCTGCGTTACGGTGCGGTCGGAATTTCGCAGGAAGTGAGATGGAAAAAGAGCATTTCAAAATCGCCGATGAGCGGATTTTGATGGAAATTCGAAAGAAAGAGAGGGAGGGAAAGCTATGAACGTGAACGGAACGGAACTCATCCCGGAAGGGGCGACTGCGGAGGAAGTAAAGAAAGAATTGGGGTGCTTACTTACAAGTAAGCAATCCGAGTATGTCGCTCGATTGTTGGAGCATCACATGGACGAAGTGTTTAAACGGCTCCAGCCGCTTTTACAGGTAGCTTTGGAGCCTAAAAAATATGATCCAATGATGATCTTGATTAAGAAGGTAATGCTTGAGAACTTGGGTGCATTGAAAGAGGATTTGGAAATTGTAACGGAGGAGTGAGGGCTATGAAAAATTTGGAAAAATGCTTTACTGATGCGAAAGAAGCAGGGGTTAGATTTGTAGGAATAGCGGTCAGAATTGGTGATACAACACCGGATGAAATCATTATCAATCATCATGATAACTTTGCGAAAAAGCTGGAATACTATCAAAATGCCTATGATGAAAACCTCTGTTTGAAAGCAAAACCAGAAATTAAAATTGTTGGATTCGCTTCCGGCGATAGCTTTGCCGAAATCGAAAAAGCTCTGATTTAGGGGGAAACTATGAATGAAAAAGAAAAACACCACTCTAAAATACTGTTGTTTCTTGGTTTTTTGTTTATTCTTTTGGTCGGCGGCTGTTTGTTTCAGCGAGGCGGTAGTGATCCCGCCGCCGATATCCGAGGCGAATTCAGAGCCATCGGCGGACTTCTCAAAGAATCTGCTGGAGCTATTGAAGCCGCTGAAAGAAGAGCTGAATCTTTTGGAGCAGGACTTGAGCGAATCGAGGAAGCAGTCCGCTCAGGCGAAGGCTCAATCAACATTGGCATTGGAAGAATTGGGTCAATCGAGGGAAGAACTGAAATTATTGAGGCTCGACTCGACCGAAGCACACAGCGAATTATTGAATGCCAAAGTGCACTTGCAGAAAGTGACCACCGAAGCGAGTCAGCTGAGGATCGAGCGCGAATTATTAAAGCAAGACTTGAAGAAATCGAAAGAAGCCTTGAATCAAGCGGAAATCAAGAACATTAATCTGGAAGAAATGGTCATGAAAAAAATAGACAAACCAAAAGCCGTCAGTGCGGCATTGATTACTGGTAGCCGCTTAACTTATGGCGGCCTTAGATTTACCGGAAAAGATTGGGGAGCCGGGCTTTATAAAAGCCTCCGTGGTGATGGGGATGACTATATGATTGAAGCCTCGACCATCTTATTCCGGTGGTAATGAGAAAGGGAGGAAGAAAAAATGAAACGATTCAACGCATTGGATTGGGAAGTGATCTGGGGCATTGCCTCTAAAATCCTTTTTGTGGTATTACTGATCATTGCCGGTGTCGGATTTGATAAACTATGGGAATCCGGCCCGGTGTGGGTATTCTGGCTGGCGACAGCCGGGCTTGTATTGTCAATCGCCCTCGCAATCTATGGCTTCTTTGTACTCGGAAGCGGCGGCGCTCATGCTTATGCTTCTATTCCTACTGCTTTTTACATTTGGACGATTGCCGGAGCATTCTTTTGCCTATGGATATTAATGACTGTGGGCAAGTTTATTGTGGTATTGTAGAGGAAAAAACAAGAGAAAGTCTGCCACTCCTTGAGGGTGGCAGGCTACTTCTTATATAATTTCCTGATTTTCATATTTGTTATATAATAGTGGACATGAAGATGAGGTGATTATGTGATGAGTTGCAAAAAGAAATTTTCGGAATGGTGGAAGCATATTCTTTTGGTGTTTTATCTTATTGCGGGTTTGTTTGTACCAGTTTATTTTAGAATGAGTGAAACGCTATATAGCGCAATTTTAGCAACAGTTGTTTCTACGAGCATTGCAGCACTTTTTGAATTAGAGAGGACGAGAGTGGAAAAAATCAAGAATGATAAAGAAAAATTAAGAGTGCGGAAATATGTGGTTGTGGTTTTAGGTGCGATTTGTGAGCAGCTTAAAAGACAAGTTAGGACATTGAAGGAGGAAATGCCAAACTGGAAAATAGAAGGTGAAGGTATTAATCAATTTCCGGTTGAAAGTAGTTCGCATGCAGATTTAATAAAAGAAACGCTAAAGTCTGAAAGCAGATATTTTGATACTGAAGAAATAAGCGAGCTTATAGTCTGGATGGATGGATTTCGAAATGGTCAACGGGCGCTAAAACAGCGTACTAGAGAAGTATTGTCAATAGAAGATGAAAAAACACTTGAAAAATATAAAAGTGAAATAAATGGATTTTGTGGGCAAGTGAATAAGCAAGAAGAGAAAATACGAGAAATTCAGAAATCAATCTCAGAAAATTTTTGTTCAAAAAATGCCAAAGACGGAGTTTGACAATCTAACTTGACGATAGTAATATAAAAGAAAAATGCGAGGTGATTTGATGATTACGCGAAATCAGGCTAAAAAGCTATTGGAAGCCCAGATCATGACAACTGCTCAGGCTTGCGAATATCTCGATGTAACTCGTCAAAGCCTACATTTTTCAGTTAAGAGTGGCCGAATAGAGCCGCTTCAGCAATCCGGTCGTGAAACCTTGTATTGGCGCAAGGATATAGAAGAATATAAACAAAAATACTCACGAAAAAAGTGAGTATTTTTTTACAAATATACTTGACGCAAGTAAAGCGAAAATGGTATAATAAAAGTGTAGAAAGGAGGTGATAAAAAATGAAGCGGGATATGCTGGATATCCTACTTTTAGCCGCAACACTTGCTAGCCTAGCCCTTCAAATCGAAGAAAGGCAAGAACGGCAACAGAGCAGAAACCAGCAAAAAAGGAAAGGCTCCCCAAATCGCCCACGCCGCAAACGTAAAAAGCGATAAAGGAAGCCAGTAGAGGGGGAGGAAAACCTCCCCACCTACTTCCGATTATATCAGGAAGGGAGATGAGAGACAATGAGATTTATAGTCCCGATCATTGTTACCTACCTAGCTTATCGAACCCAATGGAACGAAGATACAGCATGGGCCGCTGGTATAGGATTAGCCGCAGGGATTTGGATTGCCCTGGAACTAACCCGCCGCCGTTGA